AATAGACTATAGTTGTCGCGTATTCATTAGTAGCTGAGCGTCTTATCACTGATGAACGTGGGGTGTCTCTGCTTAGGCGACGACACCCTGTCTCTTGTTAGCTAAAGCGATTGTCTTTTAGATCGCTTTAAATTGTTTCCTTAGTACTATAGAGCCTTAAGCTATGCGAAGTTACACATCACAGACGACATTAGCAAGTCCCTGAAGAAAAGATATAGTGTTTGTTATCAGTTAGTTATCTAATAGCCTACTAATTTACTAGGTATTAATTCTGCTTACGGAGGGTATTTGGGGCCTATATGGCGTAAATAACAGCAATATATCGCATTGTATATTTGCTTTATGAAATTAAGTAACTACGTATCGCTAGCTGAGGTCACTAAGAGTGATACCGCAAAGCGCAAGGGTATCAGCAACGAGCCAACCCCAGAGCATCTAGAGAACCTAAAGACAATATCTGTTGAGGTGTTCGATAAGATTCGTGAGCACTTCGGTGTTCCCATCTACATCTCTTCGGGCTACAGATCTACTGCCTTGAATAAGGCAATCGGGGGTAGCAAGAACTCGGACCATAATCTTGGTAGGGCTTTAGACCTAGACCAAGATGGTAGGGGTAATGGTATTACTAATATGGAGGTGTTTGAGTTTATCAAGGACAACCTAGAGTTCGACCAGCTCATCTACGAGTTTGGCACCATTAAGAACCCTGACTGGGTTCACGTGGGATACCGCAAGGGGGAGAACAGAAAGCAGATACTTGTAGCCTACAAGGAGGGCACCAAGACAAAATACAAAGCATTTAAATAATATCTTTGTACCTATGAAAGCAAAGATGACTGTTTACAAGAATGGTGGCAAGACGCCAATCGTTCCAGACCCCAAGAAGAAGATGACCGATATGGAGATTGCCAAGGCAAACCGTATGGATATGCTAACCCAGGAGCGCAACACCATTCGCAAGAATGACCCAGATGCGCTAGCAGCTTTCGACCGCGGACTAAAGGAGCAAGGCTTTATGGTCAACAAGAAGCCAGCCGCTAAGCCCGCTGCCGCAGCCGTCAAGAAGATGATGGGCGGAGGCAAGATGGATATGTACCTTAATGGCGGAAAGGTAGGAAACAAAGTCAAAAGACTTGAGAATCGCGAAGCCAGCCTTGTAGCGCGTGGCAGCAAAGCTGTAGACGAGGGTAGGGAGCGTAAGGCTGACCGACTTCTCGGGAAAGCAGCTCGCGTAGAAAACCGTGTAATAAAGGCCAAAGAATCCGCTTCCGTCAAGAAGATGGCCGGCGGAGGTAAAATGGATATGTACTCTAAGGGAGGCAAGATGGATACATACGGTATGGGAGGCAAGATGAAGAAGTACCTTATGGGCGGCCAAGTAAAGATTGACAAGAACAAGGACGGAAAGATTTCCGCCATTGACTTTAAGATGCTAAAGAAAAAGTAAACAGCTATGAAGGCCAAGAAGTACAACTACGGTGGTAAGATGAGTGATGAGTCCAGCGAGGAGATTGAGATCAAGTCAATGGATATGGCCTCTGGGATGAAGCAGCTTGAAGCTGCTGTCAAGGCTTCAGGCAAGACTCCTACTCACTACAAGTTCAAGGCTTGCTTCTACGGTGAAGACTAAGAAGTACTACGACAGCAACCCTAAGGCTTACCAAAAGAAGAAGGAGTACGATACAGAGTATCACTCCACCGACGAGCGTAAGAAGTATCGGGCGGAGCTCAACAGAAAGAACCGCCAAGCTGGAAAGTACGGCAACGGAGATGGTCTAGACTACGACCATACCGAGCGTAGGTTTATATCAGCCGTAAAGAACAGATCTAAAAAGTAAACAACCCCCAATATGAAAAGTACATTATTATCACTGCTTGCTGCTTCAGCACTACTAAGCTGCGCGAGCGAAGAATCAAAAGACGCTAAGGCCCTTAAAATCCACGAAGGCCTTTATGCCTTCTGTGGAGCATCGGGTGCGGAGCTTACTGGAAAGCAGATCATAGTTCAGGGAAAGGTATTTGAAGAGGGCTGTTCTATCTGTCCAGTTCTGGATGGACCTTCAGTCTCTAATCTCGCTATGGAAGGCTATAGTTTTAGCTGGGGCTCTGAGTTCAATACCGATAAAAACTTTCAGTACCCGAACAACGACGGGAGCACAATATGGGACGGTAGGTCAGTGTGGTCTTTGTACTGGTACTTCGATACCTCTAGCTTTATCCCTCAGTACAATCCAAAGACTCAGGATTGGGAGATGATGCACCCAAAGAACCGTTCGTTTATCGTTAACACAGACTACGCTGTAACAAGCGAGAGCAATATGTTTTGTATGCCCTGTGCGATTTTTGATACCACAGAAACAGGAATCGTTCTAGCTAAATGCTACGGACCAATGAATGAGGCTGCTGTTCCTCTGCGTAGGGCCATCGAAGTGAAGACTGGTATGAAGTCAATCACCGCAGCGATAGCAGGAAAGCCATACCCAGTGGGAACACCGGTCCCCGTTATGGAGATGAGCAAGAAAGCACAGAAAAAAGCAAAACCATAATGAAAGCAAAGAAGAAAGACAGCCACGTAATGGTTCCAGCCCCAAAGGGCCACCACTGGATGATGGATAAAGGTCGTTACTATGTGATGGCTGACAAGGACGGGAAGTTTACCCCTCACGAAGGTGCTTCGAAGGAGGCAAAATTCCGGCTATACTCCGCCCATCAATCTTAGCCTGAGCTATAATTTTCTTGCCAAGAGGAGTATCCTCGTGGCCTTTTAGCTTTCTGCCCAAAAGAACTGTAGGAATGCCCTCTCCCCTGTTGGGAATGGTCTTGTTTACGGTTTTTTTGTCGTACTGAAGCTCCACAGTCTCCTTTCCAGAGGCTATATCCCTCCACCTCTCTACAATCATACGTCCCTGCTGGGTTAGTGAGTACCTTTTACGGTAGTTCCACCTGTTCTCATCGCGAAACCACATAGAGGTATCCTTGTGGATGTCGATATCCTCCATAGAGAAGTAGTCGAACAGCAATTCACGCTTCCTCATCCTAACAGTTAGCCAGTCTTTGGTCTGATTGTAGGACTTCGACAGCTGTTGTCCCATCCACTCGATGGTGAAAAACTCTAGGTCGTAGGCGAAGAGCAGAAAGTCCACCTGTATTGGCAGGAGCTTATACTCCTGCTTCATAAACTTGTTGGCGTGCCAGACGAATTTGTATAGGGTAGGTCCACGATCGTCGCGGTAAGCGAAGTCCCTAAACTTTAGGTCTTCCTTTTTCTTGAACTTTTTAGCCAATGAAGTAAATTGTATCTTTGTAGCAAAAGTACGAAATATGGGAACACTTAGTGGTCAGCGCGTAAAAGATGCATTCGGTTCACTCCTTAAGATGGAGAGCGGAACAGCAACCTCGACGACTAAAATAATTGAAGACGGAGCAGGAAACGATACCGCCCTCAAACTGTCAACAGTAAAGGTTGAGGTAAACGGAACTCTTGCCTTCACCTCTGCCCCAAGTACTGGGTCTACGGAAGTAGCAGCCCTTTTCCTTGATGCTAGCAATAACATTGTAAAGCGTAACCTTGGAACCGCAGCGTTTACCTCGGGGGCTAGCCTAACGCCCGTGGCTCCTCTTGCGATTGCAAGTAATGTAATCTCCATCAGTGCGCCAACGACCTTGTCGCAGCTTACGGAGGCTACCGTTGCCATTGCTGACACCTTCCTGATTTATGATGCAACAGCTACCGTATATAAGTATGTGACCCTTGAGGACCTAACCCAGTATATGGCGGCCAACATCACCGCCGAATCACCGGGGTCTAACGGACAGATTCTTTACAACGACGGAGGAACTTCAGCAGGAGCTTCGGGGCTGTCGTACAACGACTCATCAGCTGCTGAGCAGTTTACATTTACAGGTCTAGACTTCGTTCAACGCGAGGTGTCATCTGGAACTTGTGCATTCTATAGCCGCTCCGACAGCGCTGTAATCAACAATGCAGTTACCAATGGTGTGGTAACAACCTTAGAGGCAAATCTTTTTGCCGGGGCTGTTATTGTCGACTATATGATCTACAACTCGGGGTCTACTACGGTCCGCGTAGGGGAGATACACATTGTATGGAACCCATCAAACCTAGCAACAGCTCCATCAATTGTCGATTCTATCAAGACGTCAATCGGAACCTCTACCGCTGCAACCTTTGTCTTCAACGCATTTATAAATTCTACTACGCTACAGCTTCGTGCCACCAATACGTTTGGCGCGAATATGACGGTACTTCTAAACTTCAAAGCCTTCTACGCATTCTAGTATGAATGATGAAGAAAAGGCTAGGGCTAGGATTGAGCTGTTTATGTTTGCAAAGAACAGCTTCGATGACATATTGAACAAGGCCGAGGACCTAGGTCTGCTTGATGAATTTATGATGATTGCATCAGCAGGCCTTGTGGTAGACCAGATAGACGGAAACAGCATTGTTGAGTCTGTGTCTAACATAAACGTAGACACCAAGGAGGAGATGATTTCCTTAGTCACATACCTTATGGGATCCTACAGCGAGGACGACGAAGCCGACGATACAACCAATATAGATTATTGGCTAAATTTGAACTAAATTAAAATGAAATGGAACTCATCAGAAAAATCATTGCGGGAACCGACCCACTGAAAGCCTTAGCCTACTATGTAGGCCAGAAGGCAGGGGACGGAGAGATCGACTCAATCGTTCTCGACGGGTCTCACCTCCACTACCACGGGGAGCGCAAGTACCTAATATACCTAAAAAAGGACTCCACACTTATGCTGTGGAAGACTATCGAGGGTATGCCAGTTATAGTAGAGTACGACTGTAACTTCTAGTTGTAACCGACTTACAACTTTTATTTATTTTAATTAAACATATGATACCATTGTACCACATCCTAGTGCACATACCTAGCGCTGTAAACGACACCATCAAGGTAGGAGAGTCAGAGCTTTACCTCGACACTAAGTTCAACGAGTTCCAACACCGCACTATGAAGGCGCGTGTTGTAGGCATTCCCGCCAAGTTCAAGTCCGAGCTAGAGATAGGAGACTACGTGTTCCACCACCACCACGTTGCGCTCAACGACACCCAAGTCGTTGACCCTAAAGAAAAGATATATCGCGTCAACTACGACCCATTCGGTGGTCAGGGCAACCAGGCATACCTTATCGAGAAGCCAGACGGTAGCCTTATAGCTGTTGCGGACTGGGTGTTCCTAGAGCCCTTTGACATCGACGCTGACAAAGAGAAGAGCTTCATAGAAATCATTACTATCAAGGAACCAGAAAAGCGCTGGGGACGTATCGTTTACGGAAGCCAGTGGCTAGAGGAGGAAGGTCTTGCTGTTGGCGACGTGGTGTACTTTGCCAAGGACGCAGACTACGAGATGGACATCAATGGCCGCAAGCTGTGGCGTATGCAAATCCACCACCTGATATGTCAAAAGCTGTAAAGTTCACAACAGTTACTGCTGCTCGTAACCTCATCTCTGCGATGGAGGCTGCAATCGGTAATATGACCGAGGAAATCCGCAAGCCGGTAGACCCCGATTTAACTGGGTCAGCCCGCAAGGCAGAGCTGCAGGCCATCAAGGACACAGCTCTAGCCTGCAAGGAGCTTATCGTAGAGAGGCAGAAGCTAGAGCAGCTTGTTGGCGACATCGAGGAGTCCGGATCCTTTGAAAAGGAGAAGGACTTCAAGGGAGGCTTCGCTGAGAGGATGGCAAGATAATGGCTGGGCTGAAGGTAATAGACAAGCAGGAGGTGATAAACATCTGTCCGAACAACTCGGACGGACCTATCATTGAGATAGAGTCCCTCAGCATCCAGTTACCAAAGCCGGAGAGTTTCCTCTTTAGCGACCTACCCAAGCATCAGCAGATGTGGAAGCGACAGGACATCCCTAGGGAGCTTGCGCAGATAAACTCTATGGACGACTGGTACGAGTCCCCAAGAGAGTTCCAGCAGAAGTGGAGCCCCTACATCGAGCAGGAGTTCAAGAGGCGTAAGGAAGGCCTGTGGTTTATGAACAACGGGGAGGAGACCTACATCACGGGTCATCACTATATGTTTCTCCAGTGGAGCTCGATAGACATCGGATACCCTACGTACCTAGACTTCCAGCGTAAGCTGTTTGTCCACCTATCGGCCTGCGAAGCAGACCCTCGGTGTTTGGGTCAGATATACACCAAGTGCAGGCGTTCTGGGTATACCAATATGAGTGCAGCGGTGCTTGTCGACGAGGGCAGTCAGGTGAAGGAGAAGCTGTTGGGCATTATGAGCAAGACAGGAACAGACGCCCAAGAGGCGGTTTTCGGTTCTAAGATAATACCCATATTCAAGGGCTACCCATTCTTCTTTTCTCCTATCATTGACGGAACTACAAACCCGCGTATGGAGCTCGCCTTCCGCGAGCCATCAAAGAGGATCACTAAGAAAAACAAGACGACCTCACGAGGTGAGGCCTTGGATACTATAATCAACTGGAAGAACACTACTAATAACGCATACGACGGAAGCAAGACCCATATGCTGTTTCTTGATGAGGCTGGTAAGTGGCTGAATCCTAACGACATAAGAGAGGTATGGAGAATCCATAGGACCTGTCTGCTTGTGGGACGTAGGGTGATTGGAAAGGCTATGGTGGGCTCCACGGTAAACCCTCTAGACAAGGGCGGCAGGGAGTTTAGGAATCTGTACTACGACTCTGACCCTAACGACCGCAACGAGAACGGGAGGACCAAGAGCGGGCTGTACAAGATATTCATCCCAGCATATGATGCGATGGAGGGATTCTTCAGCCAGTACGGACTGCCGATTGTTGAAGACCCAGAGACTCCAATGCTTACCGAAGACGGAACCATAACCGAAATTGGAGCTAGGACGTTCTTAAAGAACGAGAGGAAGGGCCAGCAAAACAACAGCTACGAGCTCAACGAGATTATACGCCAGTTCCCCTTTACCGAGGACGAGGCGTTCCGCGACTCGACCAAGAGTTCTCTGTTCAACATCCAGAAGATATACGAGCAGATACAACACAACGAGGAGCTGTACCCCAACCCAGTGGTCATCGGCAACTTCCAATGGAAAGACGGAAAGATGGACAGTGAGGTAATCTTCGCCCCCGACCCTAATGGGCGGTGGCGTGTGGCTTGGCTAGCACCTACCGATATTCGAAATAAACGAAAGATTGAGAACAATAAAGCTGTTGCCCCCAACGGAGCATTCGGGGTTATGGGTGTTGACTCCTACGACCTTGACACCACCGTTGACTACAGGTCCTCAAAGGGTGCCTGCCACGTATACAATAAGTTCTCGATGGAGCACCCCTCTAATATGTTTGTCGCGGAGTACGCCTCACGGCCTCCACTCGCCAAGATATTCTACGAGGACATCCTTATGGCTGCGGTATTTTATGGGTATCCTGTGCTTATAGAGAACAACAAGTACGGTATCGCTAGGTACTTTGAGTCAAGGGGCTACGATGAGTACCTTATGAACCGCCCTGCGCATCTAGCGTCTACCTCTTCAAAGATGAACGTAAAGACAAAGGGTATACCTTCCAACAGCCAAGATGTGATACAAGCTCACGCTCAGGCTATTGAGTCCTACATCCACGACCACGTAGGCCTCCACAACGAGACCGGAAAGTTTGGACGTATGTATTTAAACAGGACACTTGAGGACTGGATTAATTTCAAGATAGACGACAGGACAAAGTTTGACTTAACAATCAGCTCAGGGCTGGCGCTTCTTGCTGCTCAGAAGCAGGTTAAAGAAGTCAAAAAGACAAACTTCAACGAGAGGGTATTCTTCCGCAAGGGTAAGGAAATTAGGCGATAAGTTAAGTTCGTACCTTTGTCCATAAACTCCGATAAATGGATCAATACTCTGTAAAAAGTAACTCATACGACTCTACGTTCCCAGACCCTTTTGCCTCACACGATGTAAAGGTGGGAAAGAGGTACGGTCTTCAGTACGCAAAGGCTATATACGGCCAGTGGGGAAGCGCCCAGTACGAGGGGTCTCTGTACAGCAAAAGATTCCGTGAGTTTGAAGTCTCTAGGGACTACGCCAACGGAACCCAAGATACATCCATCTACAAGCAGATACTTACCTCTCTTGACCCGAACAACGGTGATGGGTCTCTGGTGAACCTAGACTGGACACCAGTTCCTATCGTTCCCAAGTTTGTAAAGATTGTAGTCAACAAGATTCTGTCTTCCAAGTTCTACCCAAACATTGAAGCTGTTGACCCTTTGTCGCGCAGTGAGAAGGACTACGAGAAAAATAAGATGAAGATATTCATCGAGAACAAGGATATCCTAAAGGAGGCGAAGGACTCAGGACTTCGCACCGAGGTAGACCCCGACTCTCTTCCCGATACCGCTGAGGAGACCGAAATTTTCCTTGAGACTAACATCAAGACCGCTGCTGAGATTGCCGCCCAGATTGGCATCAACCTAACGCTCAGCTGGAACGACTTCGACGAGCGCATTTTTAGGCGCAATGTCGAAGACCTCGTCACCTGCGGTATTGCCGTCACCAAGCGTAGCAACGACCCTAACTACGGAATCGTTGAGGACTATGTAGACCCAGCATTCTTTATCCACAGCTTTACCTCTGACCCAAACTTTACGGATATAACCTACGCAGGCCACGTAAAGCGTATGAGCATCTCTGAACTTAAGAGAACCGCAGGCAACCAGTTCACCGAGGACGAGTACGAGAAGATGGCAAGGACGGTTATGAACCGATTCGGTAATGACTCTAGCAGGCTGATGGGCTCTGGGTACGACCCAGGTATGGAGCGCTACTACTACGGATACGACGAGTATACCATTGAAGTACTTGACTTTGAGTTTGTTAGCGTTGACAACATCATCTTTGAGAAGAAGGAGTCTCGCTTTGGAAACATTGGTTTCTACTACAAAGGCCACAAGTACAATGCCCCACAGCAGAGTGTGTATGATAGGGAGGCTGTATATATGCAGAACCAGACGCTTTATGGTGGTAATTACATCCTAGGGACTGACTACATCTACGACTACGGGTTGAAGAAGAACATTCCTAAAAATGTTCACGACCTCACCCGCACCCGGATGAGCTACAGCATTGTGGCCACCAACATCCGCAAGTCTATCCCTAAGTCAATGGTGAGCGGCATCATCGGCTTTGCCGACCAGCTGCAGATCACCCACCTAAAGCTTCAGCAGTCTATCGCGAAGGCCAAGCCTGATGGACTGATCATCGACATCGAAGGACTTGAGAACGTACAGCTAGGACGTGGCGGAGAGCTACAGCCTCTGGACCTTCAAGACATCTACGAGCAGACGGGTATCTTCTACTACCGCAGTAAGAATCCTGACGGCAGCTTCCAAAACCCACCGATCCGTCCCCTTGAGAACGGCATTAGGAACATCAACGAGCTCATCACCATCTACAACCACGCGCTGCGTATGATTCGTGATGCTACGGGCATCAACGAGGTTATGGATGGGACTAGCCCTAAGGGAGACCAGCTTGTTGGCGTACGCCAGCAGCAACTGGCGGCAGGCAACAATGCTCTTGGGGATATTAGCAATGCAGCGATTGTGCTGTACCGCAGGATCTGTGAGGACGTTGTGAAGTGTCTTCAGATACTTCCTCCGAAGTCTATCCTGTATAAGGCCTACGAGACGGCTATTGGCAGGGAGAATATGGCAGTGTTATCTAGCTTCTCTAATCTTCCTATGTACAACTTCGGCGTTAGGGTTGTCGCTGATATGAACGAGATTGACCGTATGTACCTCGAGCAAAACATCCAGGCTTCTATTGCCCAGGGAGAGCTTGACATCGAGGATGCTATTGCCATCCGTCAGCTTAGGGACATCGACCAAGCTGAGAGGCTGCTTATCGTACGCCGTAAGAAGCGTATGAAGGTTCGTCAAGAGATGGCCCAGCAGAACTCTCAGTTCCAAGCTCAGGCCAACGCACAGGTCGCTCAGGTGACAAGCCAAGCCAAGATGCAGGAGGACCAGATGAAGGCCCAACTGGATGCTCAGAAGATTCAGCTAGAGGCTGAGGCTAAGGCTCAGCTGCTGCAGGTGGAGTACGGACTTAAGATGCAGTTGGCTCAACTGCAAGGAGACTACGGAATCAAAGAGCAGCAGATTGAATCTGGTGTACGCCAGAGTGGTAATCAAGAGGCTGAGGACCGTAAGGACAACCGCATTAAGGAGCAAGCAGTTGCACAAAGCAAACTGATTGCCCAGCGCAAGGGAGACCGTGCAGAGTTGCAGAAGCAGGACCTAGAGGGTCAGGAGGATATTGTGGATATCATATTGAATCAATAACTATCTTTGTAGGGCATTAGCGTTGCTTTTTAACCTTTAACCTTTACCATTGTGAGCTATTCAAACATTACCAACCCAGTAAACTACCAACTTCAAGCATTTGGTCAGAATGGTTTCCGAAACATTGCATCTGGATTCTCTCCC